GGTGGCGAATCAGAGTATATTATTCCAGCTTCTAAAATGGATGGTGCGATGGCTAGATATTCAGCAGGTGCTAGAGGTGGTGCTGTTATCCCAGGTGGTTCTAGTGAATCAGGTACAGTTGCAGGTTCTTCTGGTAATGCGGTAGTCGAATACACTGGTCCTGTTCTTAACTTTAATGGTGATGAGTACGTTCCAAAATCTGCTGTTCCTGAGATTATCGGTGCTGCTGCAAAACGTGGTGCTCAAGCAGGCAAATCACAAGTTCTTGGATCGTTAAGAAATTCTAGAAGTCAACGTGCATCACTTGGATTATGAGCCTTACAACCTTAGTCACCTTTGTAGAAGTTTTTAGTGTAGATATAAATGGTAATAAAAGTACAAAACATTTATTACAAAATGCCAAAAGAGAACCTAATAAAGATGTAAAAGATTCAAATAACACAATATTGTTTAATGGTAAAAATTATCATTATTTACCTCTTGTTTATCAAGGAACAACTATTAATAGATCAGGAGATAATATTGAATCTAATTTAATATTAGCTAATCACCCTCTAAGCATGGCAAAAGCACAGGAGGCTGTGCTTAACAGATATTTTGTAGAGGTGAACGTTTGTATTGTATCTAATGATGATATTGATAATGTAACAACCGTTTTAACAACTGATACATGGCTTGCTGCTTCTTTATCTTACGATCCAGAAGTTGTTGAAGTTTTATTAAGTAGTGCTGTAGATGCTGTAGGTGTTAACGTACCAAACATTGTGTTGACTACTGAAGCTGTAGGTAAACTACCTGTAACAAGCGATATTCAAAATAGATGAAGCCACATCAACTTATTGGTTTACCTTATAGATTAGGTGCTGACCCGCTAAAACATAATGCAGTAGATTGTTTATCTTTGGCTCGTACAGTTTTAAAACATTATGGTATAAAATCACCAGAGCCTACAAGAGATTGGTACAGAAGATTTCGTAAAAAAGATTATAAAATATTCAAGGAAGAACTTGAAAAGTGGGGAAACGAGACAAAACAGTTTAATATAGGTACAGTTGCATTATGTAAATCTAAGAATGGATTTGGTCTTGCTGTTTATTATGAGGAAGGATGGATAAACTGCGGAGAGTCGGGGGTAAGATGGAGTCCTTTAGACGGCCTGGAGGTCGTAGAGTCTTACTTCCCGCAGAAGTCGAATTATGTGAAACAGTAGGAATTACAGAAGATGAATACTGGTATTTTGTAGAGCTAACACAGGCATTTAACGGAAAAAGACCTAAAGAATACGATGATATACCTTATATCATTAATATGCCACAAGTTCTTTTTGTTGGTGGTGCAATTAGTGGGGGTTTAACAGTAGCGGGTCAAATTATTTTAGGAGTTATTCTTACAGTTGTTTCTGTTTTATTAGCACCAAAGCCTAGAGCACCAAAAACTCCCCCTAGTCTTACAACTGCTGGTCAAACAGGTCCAAAAAGATTTGCACCACAAACAGGTTTTAACTCAGTACAGGAATTAGCAAATCTTGGTGAAATAGTACCACTTGTTTTTACTAAACAAGAAACAGAAGTAGTAAATGATTATAGATTTTATTATGGCGGTGTTCGTGTAAATACAAGATTACTATGGTCTCAAATGTTAAGCCTTGGTACAGGTCAACAGTTAAAAGCTTTATTTATGATTGGTTTGGCAAATTTAGCAGCTAAACCAGAGTTTGCAGGTTATGCAATAGGTGACTTACTGCTTAAAAATTATATAAATAAGAAATTAGCATTATATATAATGACCGATGGTGGCAGACCACAAGAAAAAGAAGAAAGATATTCAGAAGGAAAGCTAGACCCGCAAATAGATCGAAACGGAAGTGTGTTTGAAGACGTAATGTCTGTTGATTGGGATGAAAACCGTGGTGCTATAGATAATATTGTTAGTAGTGCAAGAACTCCTAATACACAAGTTCAGTTTGGAGCTTATACACCTATGCCAAACTCTATGAGGTATAGGCTTCCTTATGAATTAGTTTTAAAACAAAAGAATTTAAAAGATAGAAACAAAAAAGACATAACTAAAAAAAGACAAAAAATAAGAACAAATTTTCCAAGATACTGTTCTCTTTATGCAATAAATGATGTAAAAGAGGATAGAACTAATGCATTTTTAAATGTAGATGACACTATAAGATACACTATTGCAGACTATGATACAGAAGAAGAATTTGAAGGTGAGTTTGAACCTTGGGGTGTAGAAGATGTTAAGTCTGCTGTTGATGCTACAAGAGAAGAAGCTGACGATGCTATTTCAATAGGAGAATCGTATTTAGCTGGTTCTGCTCTAGTTGTTTGTATAGATAGAAGTAATACAATTTGGAACTCTAAGACATATCAAAATGCTTATTTCAGATGTGATACACCAGGATTAGTTGATATTAGAACAGGTACATCAGATTTAAAAGCTGCTCATAAAGGATATGAATTATTAACATTACAAAAAGTTGCTATTGGAACGATTAGTAACAGTAAAGCTTGTGATGTTACAGAAATAGGATTGAAGTCAAAAGTATTTAAGCAGGTTACAAGTTTTCCTAACGTAAATAGCCACCCTGGTGCGGTTGAAATGAAAGGAGTACCTCAAGATAGTACAAGTGGAGTTGTTAAAAGGTATCAAGATGATGATGGCAGCATTTCTCTTGGCCCAATGAGTAAATATCTGATGAGATATAGTTTTTTCAGACTACAGGCAAGAATAGCTGGTGTTGTTGATGCTGATTGGAATTATATAGATGGAGGAGAACCTTTTGGTATTAAAGGTAATTCACCACAACCGCAATATAATTTTATAAGAATTAATCATCACAGTGCTCCAAAAAAAGAATATGAATTTAGATTTTTACCTTTTCCAGGCAACTTAATTAAAAGAAATTTTGTAGATCAAGCTGATAAGTTTGTCAAAATACTAAATTCTGCTGGTGAATTACATTCTTATACAGAACAACCTAATGAAGAAACTTATCAAGTTTATTATAAAGGTACTAGAGAAAGCCTTGTAAGTGGAGATGTATCAAACACTGAATGGCATTTAGGAGATTTACCAACTGATGTAGATGGAGGTAAGGTTAATAAATTACTTCAGACTATTAATGGAACAATACCAAAATCTACAAGATGGATAGAAGTAGATAGAAAAACATCAAATATGGATGCAAATTTAAGGAATGAAGCTGTAATTCATTACACACCCAATACTCATGGTTGTACCTGGGTATGGAGTACAAGCGATAGACCACCTCATTGGAGAGAATATTTTGGAAATAGGAATAGAACAATAAATGATCCTCTAAGAAGGCCTGATACTATTACTATTGGAGATCCTTACACTCACCCTTATGTAGATCGTGATGATGGATTTAGATATGGTGTTGGTCCTCATATAACAACCAAAACAGGTAAACCAAAAAATCAACGAGGTGAATATTACGGAATAATCAAATATGAAATGAAAACTGCTGATGTAGAACCTGTAGTACATGAAAATATTTCAACAACAGGTGGCAGTGGTTCTGGATTAAAAGTAAATATCAAAGTGTATTTAGATCCAAAAAATAATCAATACGCTGCTGCTCAATGGGAAATTAGTGAAAAAGGAAGTGGTTATAAAGATGATGATAAGATTAATATTCCAGCTACAGGTGATTTTCCTGGTGAAAATGGAATAAATGTAGTTACTGATTTTAGTGAGTTTGTAACAGAACCTTGGCCTGAAGGTAAAAATTTAAATCCTTTTGATGCTATAAATGATTATTACCAATATGATGCAGAACGTAGTAGTCATCTAGACGGACCAGAGCATGAAATTGTTTATGTAAACGAGCAGAGTAGTTTAGGTTTTTCACCTCAATATGCTGTAAATGATGTTGGTATTGCTAATGTTGCTTTACGTCTTAGCAGTTCAAAAGAATGGAACAGCTTCTCGCAGTTTTCTGTATATATAAAAGAAGGTATTAAAGTTGAAAGATTAGTAAATAATACAACTGGTGCAACAAATTTATTTCCTGAAATTGTATATGCGTTGTTAACAGACAAAAGATTTGGCCTTGCAAATTCTATTGGAGTAAGTTCTGTTGATAAAGATAGAATGATAACAGCAGCTAAATTTTGTGAAGCAAATAAATTTTATTGGGATGGAGTTATTACTGATAAACAAAATGTAAGAGAATTTATATATCAAAATGCAATATTTAATTTATTGGACTTTACAATTCTTGGCGGTAAGTTTTCTTTATATCCTTCAGTGCCTTTTGGTTCTGATACATATTTAATTGCAAAAGCAAAAAAACCTACAGTTAGAGCATTATTTACTGATGGCAATACACGAAATTTAAAAGTAAGTTTTTTATCACCTGAAGAACGTCAGAATTTCATAGGTACAGTTTATTACAGAAAAGAAGTACCAAATGGATTTTCTGAAACTCAATCATTGACTAAAGCAGTTGCTGAAGATGATTTGATAACTAGAGAACAGATAGAAAAATTACCAACAGAAGTGTTTGATATGTCTGATTTTTGTACAAGTGAATCTCATGCAGAGGAATTTTTAAATCATGCTTTGATGATTAGAAAAAAAGTAGATCATGGTATTAAATTTGAAACTACACCACAAGCTGCATTAGGTTTAAAACCTGGTGATTATATAAGATTTATTTCAGAAGCTACTCATACCAGTAGATTTGAAAATGGTGTAATATCTCCTGATGGGATCGTACAAAGTGTTGGGAATGATAGTTTAACTGATGTAAATATTTATCATTGGAAACCTGGAACTGATGAAGTTTTAGAAGCTACTTTAAATGTTGTAAATGGTAAAGCTACAGATGCTAATTTATATGGATCAGTTTTTACAGTAAAACAAACAAGTGAATCTAATAGATTATATAAAGTCGAATCACTTACTTATAACGATGAAGGATTAATAGAGGTTTCAGGAAGTCATGCACCTCTTTTATCTGATGGAACTCTTGCTACAATAAATTATGAAGAACGTGATTTCACAGGTATGTAATGGCAAATTTAATAGATTTTCCAAATATAAAACCCACCTCTAGAAGTTATACCCCTGGAAATTATCCACAAGTAGAATTTGTTGCACAAAATGGTGCAAAAAGTGTAATTAGGTATGGAAATAAAAAAGTAGATGCGAAATTAACTTTAGGATTTACAAATATTCCAGATGAACAAGCTAATGAAATTTTAGAAAAATACGAAGAAGTCAATAGTGTTTATGATTATATACACTTTCCAAGCACAAGTGCTTTAGCTGGTATAGCTGCACCACCTACTTTAACAAGCACTTTACGAGATAAAATGGGAGAAAGAGATAATTCTGGAAATACTTTATTAAGATATAGGTTTGATGGTCCTCCGACTGTTACAAGTGTCAGACCTGGCAGATCAAATGTTCAATGTAAATTTGTCGCTTGCCTCGATGGGGATTAGAATGTATTTAAAATTAAACTAAAACGATGGCTAAGTTTTATTCAGGTCAGGACGGTAAACTTTTTGTTGCTAATGGAGTTCAAACAATAGATGCTGCTGCTGATGAAATTGCTAAAGTACGTTCTTGGTCTTTTACTGTTAATACGTCAGTTTTAGAAACTGTTTCTTTAGGTGATTTTGATAGAACAATAATCCCTGGAATGACTAGCACTACTGGTTCTTGCAGTATTTACTATTACGCAGATAATACTTCTACAGGAAACAATGCTAACAGACTGTCTCCAAGAATTATAGATAAAATTTTGCCCGATACATCAGGTGAAAGACCGAAAGTAAGATTTAGACTTCAGGTAGATTCAAACCATCGTATTGACATTGATGCTGTAATTACAAGTTTTGCTATGACAAATTCAGTAGGAGAAGTAATGGCAGCAGACGTGTCATTTGAAGCTGACGGCAAACCATCTAGTATAAAGTTCTAATGTCCATATATTTTGGATCTACAGGTTTTATTGAGTTAAAACGTGATGCCTTAAATTCTGAAATATCAACATCTATAAACCCTGCTGACGTTAATACAACTAAAAAAAGATTTTCCGTAGAAAAGGTTAATGGATCATTAATTACAGGAGATCAAATTGAAATAGAAACTACTGACGGAAGTAATTTAGAGCTATTAGCTAACCACAGTTTTCCTGATCTTCGTAAATATATTCATATTGATGATATGGGTGGGATCAAGTTATACAATACTTTTGCTGCTGCATTAGCTGGTGAGATAACAGATGCTCTTACATTAACCACACCATCTTCTACAAAAAATATATTAATACGAACTAGAAATACTAGATTTAGACCTCTTGCTAAAATTACTGAATTTGAAATTACAACAACAAGAGATACTGTTGATATTACTAATTTAGGGTCAGAATTTAGAAAACAATATGAAAACGGTCTTATATCAGGACAAGGAACAATACAAACAATATGGCAGCATAGAAATTTTCAAAATGATACGGCTGATTTTGCAAGTCCAGAATTTCCTGTGTATTTAAGTCAATTACTGGTACGGATGCAGCAGGGAGCAGATTTTGAAGGCAGATTTTATGTTTATCACGATCCAAGTCAAACTACAAATAGTGTGTGGTATCAATCAATGTGTGTTGTTACTAATGTAGCTGTTAATGTACCTGCCAGTGGTTTGGTCGAGGCACGAATAGAATTTGTAACCAATGGTGAGATAAAACTGCATAATGGAGTACCGCCATCATTCTTGTTATTAGAAAACAGTGATAAGATATTGCAAGAGGATGGAGATGGTATTTTACTTGAAGATCCTTAAAATAAGATTTATGATGTACTTAAAAGTGACTTGACATGGCTGATTTACAGATTACTCAATTACCAGAATTAGGTTCAGCCCAACTGCAAGCAACAGATCCGATTGCGGTTGCTGATGTCAGTGCAACAGAAACGAAAAAAATAACTGCAAAAAACTTTGTACAAGGTGCTTTTGGATTAGTAGATAATGCTTCTATACCAGCTACAGCACTTAGTTATCCTTTGTCTGTAGGTCAAATTGTAACTGCAACTTTAGCCGATAACGCTGTCACCAATGCAAAAATTACAGATGCGACTATAACTGGTGCAAAGTTAGTAAATAATACGATCACAGCAACTCAGATAGCAGCAAATGCTATTACTTCAAGTGAGCTTGCAGATAATGCAGTAGATACAGCAGCAATAACAGATTTAAATGTAACAACTGATAAGTTAGCAGCGACATCTGTAACAACTGCAAAGATAGCTGATAGTGCTGTTACCTTTGCCAAAACAAATTTCAGTGATGGTGATATTCCTGGTGCAAAACTTACTTCTGCTTCTGTAACTGCAACTCAACTTGCCAACAATTCTGTTACTGCAAATGAATTAGCGGATGATGCAGTAGATACTGCTGCTATTGCCAATGCTGCTGTAACAGGTGCAAAAATTGCCTCTGATACAATTACTGCGGGTAATATTGCTGCAAATGCTATTGGAGCGTCTGAACTTGCTGATAATGCAGTAGATAATGGTGCTATTGCAACAAATGCTGTTACAACTGCAAAAATTACAAATTTAAATATAACTACTGATAAGTTAGCTGCAAACGCTGTTACTGCTGCCAAAATTGCTAATGATACCATAACTGCTACACAAATTGCTGCTAATGCAGTTGGATCCAATGAATTAGCCGATAATGCTGTCGATACGGCTGCTATAGGTAACTCTGCTGTTACTGACGCAAAAATAGCATCAGGAATTGCAGGTACAAAAATAACAGATGGAACTATAACGGCAGCTAAATTAAATACATCTAATATTGATAGGTCTTTAAATGTAGCGTCAGGTAATTTAGGTATTAATAATTCAGTAACAGGTGGAGCTTCTGCAAGAAATGGTATTACATATAATGCACAAGGATTGATAACAGCTACAGCAGCATTAGTTGCGAGTGACATACCAGAGGCTACAACATCAGCAGTTGGCGGTGTAAGCGTACCATCAACAGGTGGTTTGGCTGTTACAGCAGCAGGTGCGTTATCAATAAATAATACGGTCACTGGTGCGACTAGATCAGGAATTACTTTTAACGATCAAGGTTTAATCACATCAACGGCTCCTTTAGCTGCCAGTGATATGCCTATAGCTACTGCATCTGCTGTTGGTGCTGTATCAATTCCAGTTGCTTCTGCTCCCTTGGCTATTTCTGGCACAGGTGTTTTATCTATAGCAAATAGTGGGGTAACAGCAGGTACATACCCAAAAGTAACAGTATCGGCTCAAGGCATTATTACTTCAGGAACAGACCTTGTTGCAAGTGATATTCCTGATTTAGCTACTTCAAAAATTACTACTGGTACATTTGGTACAAACTTTGTAGCCAACGATGCAATTACTATGGATAAGCTGGCAAACTTATCTACTGGATTTATACAAGAGGCATCACCTGATATATCTGACCTACCTACTGGTGTTTTTTGGTTGCAAGAATCTACAGGACAACTAAGAATATTTAATGGTAACAGTTTCTTTTCTGTTGGTTTTGGAAGATTAGCAGAGGAAAACCTTAGATTCTGTGGAACATTTAATGCTAGTAACGGCACAATAGTTACACTTACGGCTTTTGGAACATCAGCAGGTTTTACTGTAAGTAATGCAATACCAGCAGGTACATCAACATTAACTGGGGCTTATTTTGTTTGTGTTACCCCTGGAAATGGAACAGCAGTTGTGCCTAACACCAGTTTTGATGCAGGTGATTGGTGTTTATGCGTAGGACCTGATAATTGGGATAGAATTGATACCTTATCTGGACCTGGTAGTGTTTCTAGTTTGAATGACTTATCTGACGTTGCAATCAGTAGTCCTACAACTGGTCAAATTTTAGTACTACAATCTGGTGGTTCTTTTCAGAATGTTTCTGTATTGAGTGGAGGAACTTACTAAATTGATGTATCCTTTAATTAAGTCAAGGT